AGTTGTTGAATATTCCCATGAGAATGTAATAGCTGATGGATCTTCGTTAACAGTTTCATAAGCACGCTCAGAAGGTGATACTTTAGCATTATAGATAATGTGAATCTTCTCACCATAAGCATTACCTTGAGTGTCGTTACCAACAATAGTAGTCCAAGCTAAAGCAAACGGAACACGAGTTTGTTGACCCACATAAACACCAGGGTGCACTGTAGCAGAACCGTCACAAGCTTCAAACTCATCTGGGTAAGTAAATGCTTCAATAGAACCTTTAAGATTTTCAGCAGAGAACAGAGATAAATATTTCATGTTATCTGCGTATAATGGTGATTCTTCACCACCGTCATTTGACTTCTTAACAGATATTAATCCATTCCAAGCTACTCCAGTTTCGTAAACACCTGTATCACCTTGAACAAACAAGACTCCTTTAGAGGTACCTGTTTCATACACACGTTCCCCTGCTTGATCCCATTTTAATTTTACCATTCGAAAATTCCTCCTAATAATATAATGATAATGATGTGTGATTTAAGTTATCGGCTGTGAAGTGTTGATCGATAGTACAATGTTGAAAGTGCGACTCAATGTCATCTGCAACTTTACTGTCTGGATCGGTCTCGATAACTGTTAGACCATAACCTTGTTGACTTAAATATATAACATCGTTTGCAAAGTGTCGGTTCTTTCCCGTCTTATTATATACGATGCAAGGATATTTCATCTGGCTATTAGATGGTGGTTGAAAATACACATTTGGTATAAATGTCAATAGCTCAGATTGTAATTCTAACCTACTAGGCAATCCACAACCCTCCCAAACTAACTATAATTCTTGGGCGCTGTATCTCAACCGATGTTATTTTCCATTTAGCCCCATTAAGTTGAATCCATTTTAAATTGTAATAATTATCAAAGGCATAAGCGTCCCCTAATAAAGAAACCCTATGACCAAGGGAAATATCATCGTTAGCTTTACCAGTATCGCTAATGCGATTTCCATTACCGTTAGTGGACGATTCACGGATAATATCCCCTTTCATAGTCCTAGAGTCTTCGACTGGAGACCATACGCCAGCAACAGATTCTCTCTGGGTAACGTAGCCTACCAAGCCTGTGAATTTAGCCATGCATTATTACACTTTATCAGCTTGACGTTCGCCGAAAGTTACTCCGCCGTTAGTATCATCGGCAGCAGCTCCAAGTGTAGCGCCAATCATTAAGTGGATAGCAGATTTAGGCTGCGTTAATGCACCTGATAAACGTGTTTCTGTTAAATATTTATATTGGTTAAAGTCAATATCAAAATCATCGAAGTTTGTAACCTGTCCACCTTTAGTAGCACCTAGAGTGTAATCACGTAGGTTAACGATAAGCGCACCTTTATTAGACATGAACGTAGTAGGTACAATTGAACGAAGACCTAAACGATTAGCAACTGCTTCAGTTGAAGGAATGTCACCAAATAGGAAACGACCATCTGTACCTTTAAGCAATTTGACATCTGCCAATAGAGTCGGGTCGATATACATATCTGGTTGTCCTGAGCCACGGTACTCGGCCATAGCTTTGATTACAGCTTCAATGAACGCGGCTGCATCAGCAAATTTCTTATGAACTGTGAAGAACTCATGGTCACTAATGATAGGACGAATGTTTTGTTCATTGATTTTGTCCTCAGCAGAGAAGTCACGTCCGTCGCCAATTAATACAGCACGAGCTATTTCTTCTTCAAGCATCATACGCATTTCAACGTTCATGAATGCTACAACATCAAAATCTGTGATATCAATGATATCATCACGATCAAGCTTCTGCTTTTTGTAGATAGTAGTTGGACCAGTTTGACGCTTGATTAAGCTGAAGAACTCTTCCTTTTTCATGTTGCCTTTGATGTAACCTTTTGCACGAGCTTCGTCCTCTGTTAAATCCACAACTGTAGTCTTAACACGAGAAAACGGAGATTTAGAAATCGAGCCTAGAATAGCCTGATATGCGGTATTTGTGTCACGGTAAATAAGAGGTACATTACCGTTAGTAGATGTGGCTGCATCTGGGAATAACATTTCGATTGAGTTAATGCCGTGAGTAAGAGTCTCTTGCTCCTGCTCTGCCATGAATTTCTTAAGTGAAGGCACATTGCCAGCTAAAGCTGTAGTTAATACTGCATTATAACTGTGTTTGATTACCTCTAGATCTTTACCATCTTTAGTCTTGCTGAATACGTTTTGTTTCATAGTTTCGTCATCTCCCTTTTCATCTTCTAAGTCGTCTTCGTCTTCTAAATCGTCTTCGTCTTCTAAATCGTCTTCATCTTCGACTTCCTCTAATAGATTGATCAAGTCGTAGACGGCTTCCTTTTGGTCGTCATTCATAGTGTCGATAACTTCCGCGATTTCGTCTTCATCAAGATTATCGTCTGAATGTTGAACCTCCTCACCGTCACTGGTCATCATACCAATCAATGCGTAGACGGCTTCCTTTTGGTCGTCATTCATAGTTTCAATAACATCGCCAATAGTAACATCATCTTTACCCATATTACCCGTACCTCCTTCATCCGAATGTTCTAAAATATCATCGTACGAATGAATTAAAGTTCCAGGGTAGATTATAGCCCTTTCCTCATCACCATTGTCCGAATGTTGCATAACCACATCAATCATAGCCCCTGGATTAGCACCAGCTAATACTAGACTAACTTCATAAATAGAACCATGAATAACATCGGTTCCAGCTCTTTTAAGCTTACGAGCGCCAATAGACATTGACGAAATATCGCCATGTTTAACTAACACTTTAGCGCTATCTGCCTGACCGGTTTCATTGAAATAACCGTATCCGTAAACGCCATTTTTTTGATTTTCGAGTATCATGTGACCCAAGACATTTTCTGGACTGCTGTACTCATGATTCCAAACCAATGGCACCTTTTGTCCATCATTATCCCGGAATGCGTCATGCTTAATGATCACGCCATCAGAGCATCTAATATCGCTCTTGGTTACCCATCCAGCGAAATCGTATTTACGTTTCCCCATTAATGGTTTCCTCCTCTAAGTATTTGTCGCCATTTTGACGTTTAGTCAGGGGACGTGACCGACCCAAGGTTTCTACTCTACATTTGCCTCCATCGCTTTCGTTAACTCATCTATGAGACCGGTTAACTCAGCTGTAGAATCGTCGGACTCATTCGTACCCGTCGGTTGTGCCCCCGATGTAGGATTCTGATTATTATCGGCTATGTTAGGATTGAATAGTTCATCGGCACGAGGATCGCTTGAAGGTTTAAGACCAACAATCTTACGAATCTCATTAGCACTTGCTATAGAGTTACGTCTGAATGTATCGCCAAGCTGTGCAACCGATTCAACAGTAACAGTCTTAAACATATCACGATACGACACTATGTCTTGTCCCTGGGTTCTAGCTGTCTTTGTTATAAACTTACGTCTGAGCTCGGCGACAATGTTACTAACTACTGGATCAATTGTTCTACTATAATAGGTTCTCAATTCCACTTCACTAGCTGTTCCATTAAAGATGTTTGCAGTTAGTCCTAATTGATTATAAAATTTTGATTCTAACTTATCAACTGTTTCTGGTAATTGGGAATTGACGGGTCTATTTAATTGCATGACCTTCTCAGTACCATCAATGTAAGCTATACCATTACGACCTGATGCTAACTGTGCTTCAATGTCTTTAATCCTATTCTCAGCCATCTGTCTTTGTGAAGTGGTCTTAACAGCATATGGAACACTAATTAACAAGTCTAATCGATTAGATGCCGCCATAGCGTCTATATCGTCTAACTGATTGAGTTTGCGCACCAATCGTTTTAATGTAGAGTTTTCGTCATTCATTATTGCGTATAACGGATTCTCTATTATCGCTACGTTCTTTTTTTCAATGGTAATGCGTTCATTTTGACCAGTGATATCGTTATACAGATTCACATCTACATGTCTCGGAAACCAACCAACTATTTTACCAACTCTCAACGAATTGATGTCATAACTTCCAGTCTCTTTTGGATTAAGTGTGGTCTCAACCGGTACTACCGCCACAACACCTTCATCAAACATCGAGTAAACTAAATCCTGAATAAATTGGATGTGTGTTTGGTCAATATTTGCCTCAATGGTTAAACAGTTATTGAGACCCGTTGTCAAGTTTGTAACATCCTCATTTTCCGGATTAATTTTCACATGCTTGAAACTAGTCATTGACACATCCATTGCTATTCGGTTGTAGATCGATGACACATAGGATGATGCATTAAAGTACATTAGATTCCTATGCATAGGTCGTGATGACGAATAACCGTAGTCGTAAGTTAGATGTCGGTCGTTATTCATGAACGCATTCCAGCCATGCTTTATTCGGTCCGTAATTTTCATTCGAACGCCTCCTGGAAACGTTTATAAGCAACCCAAGCGTCTAACAAAGCAGCGACGTTATCGATCTTCTCACTGTCACGTTTCTTAGATAACTTACGGTTACCATTATGATCTTCGACAGCTATAGAATTACCCATAGCAAATTTCATTAACTCTTCGTCGAATAAGAGTAGCCTCTGTGAAGCCAAATGTCCTAACTCACCTAAAGGTACGCTCTCTGTTCTAGCGCCCTGTATTACCTTTGTTAATCCATAATCACCATGTTCCATAACCCACTTCGCGACTAGATCCTTAGCGTTGTATGGGTCATAGCCGAATGACATTACTGTGTAGTCGTGAGCGACTATAAAATCATCAAGATCACGATACACATCCATCATGTCTAGAACCGCTCCATCCATAACAATTAGGGATTTCTCATCTATGAATTGCTGATACTTATCTCTCATGGCTTTATCAAGTTTTTGAACCTTTAACTCAGAAACGTATGAACGGGTCTTAACCCCGAAATATCCATTACCAAGTGGAAATAGAAATGTGAATGCCGTGAAGTCATCACCCTGTGATAAATCGCCACCCATTGCGCAAATCATTCCATCAAAGTTCTGACGTCTATGAATAAGTGTGGCTTCATAAGAGAAGAAATATGACGCACCTTCAACTGGTATTCCAAACCTTTTGGCTAAAATATCATTACGTTTTGAAGGTACTGCTTCCATAAGATTTACGTCCTTTTGATAAGTTTCATATGATATGGTAGCTCCTAGATTAGGATTTGCCTTCAACCACATTTCGGGATATGCAACCTCTGAAATATCGTCCAGTTTGTAGTGCCAGATTGAAGTATGGGGGTCGAAGTATTTACCCCTCAGAATATCTTGCAATTCAAGTTTGATAGTATCTCCAACGCCATTACGAGTTGTACCTTCGGAAGATGTCGCAAGTATTAAATAATCGTCAACTTTAGACGCACCCTGTTCTAGCGCACCAATAACGTCTTCTTTTACTTTACCTGATAACCATTCATCAACAGAGTTAATCTTAGTACCTAAACCCTGTAGTTTATCTATGGACATAACCCGTACTTCTATTTTGGAGTTTGTTAGAAAGTTTTCGATACCTTTTTTAGTAGACGCTAATTTAACCTTAGACCAAGTGTTAGATTGAATATTGCCCTGTGTCAGGAATTGATACAATGGACCACGGGCTCTAGATATAGCAGTCCGAGCAGGGTTCATTGTTTCTTCAGCCTGTTTCATAGTTGGTGCTGTTACTACTTGGTGAGTTGTAGTTGTATCCACCACTAGAAAATATTGTTGTATTAGAGACGCATACATGGATTTAGCTCCACCACGAGCAACTATTAAATATTGCTTATTAACTAAACGTTTCTTTTTAGTTATTATCTCATATCGTTTTTTCCTAGGGTTCCAAACTTTTTCATCTACGAAGTAAAACCATGCCAATAAATCCTCTGCCCAGAGTTTAAATGATGGTAGTAAAACCAGGTTACCGCCGTCCGCTAGAGTAAGTTCGTTCTCACAGAAATTTATGAACCCCAGAATCGCCTCGTCATCGTAGTAATAGTCAGGTGATTCTATCAAGAAGTCTATACGATTCATCTGCATAGATATCTCTTCATTCACTGGGATTTCACCACGTATTACCTGTTCTCTGAACTTACCGTATTCTATAGGCACCGCTGTGTTTGATAGAACCATGTATCACACTCCTTTCGAATGGATTAGATAGGGGATCACTTCCTTTCTAGGACTTGGATTTAGTTTTAGTCTTAAACTTAATATGCTTTGCCAACTCCAAAGTTTTCTTAACCTTAGGATTGTTAGT